CCAGAGGCGTGCCCTACGACCCTTACCGTCCATATCGATGTTACTGTAGACCTCGTAGACCATGTGTTTCCGGTTGGCTTCCTGGAGGGCCTCGTGGTCCTCATGGCTTGTCCAGCCGCTGTCGGTGTCCCTGAAGCGATGGAACTCATCAGAGTCATCCGTAATGTGGTCATCAGGGTCACCCTTGATCTTCTCCACAAGCTTGGCGTCATAGCCCGCCTTGATGAGGTCGGACTTGGACTTGAGGGACCTGTGGTAGACGATCTCGGCCTGTTCGATGCTACGGGCCTTGGGGGAGATCCCGAACTCCTCCGGGGGGATGACCTCAATGCGGGCCTGGGACGTGTCCACCTTGCGGGTGATCGTGCCGTAGATGAGGCCCTGTTCGTCCTGTTCGAAGGGCTCATCATCGTCCCCGAGGTCCACCGATTCATCCTCAGAGAGGAGCATCAGTTCATCACTGGTGACGCCATTGAGTTCCTCCTCGACTTCCTCCTCCTGGGTGTCCCAATAGACCTTACAGATACCGTTACGGTTCATGAGACCATCGTGGAGGATGTCCCGGAAGATGCTGTAACCATCGTTCTGGCGGAAGACGACGTAGGAACAGTATTCGGTTGCTATACGGGCCGCCTCAACATCCTCTTCGCCTTGAGGGGCGAACTGGACGGGCTTCTTGTTACCGCTGAAGGTTTCCAGGAGGGTGGCCTTCATGGACTCAACGGCATCATAGGCGTCCTGTGAGATATACTTGCTGTTGCCCGAATGCAGCGGGGCAGGGAGGATACCGTCATAGAACTTCGTGACCTGGGCACGCTCTTTGACCAGCTTGCTATCATGGTAGCCAACGGCCTGTTGGACACGGCCCTCCAACAGCGACAAGAGCTCCTTGTCACCTAACTTCTTTGCCATATGGGAAACTCCTGTTATTGGCCTTCGATGTACCAGCTATCAAGGACAGCTATGGGTTCGAAGTAGCCTTCATGGATATGATTTACTAGGGCTAGAGACATAACCGTGTCATCGTGACTGCCGGTTTCCGCCACCATCTGACCGTTTTCATTGACAACAAAGGTCATCATTTCCCGGATGGTGGGCTTATCGTGGAGGATCACTTTACCCTCCCTCATGTCCCCGCGTAGCTGGTCAATGATAAGAGGCTTGGTTCGCGTGTTCGTGTTGAAGCCCAGCTTTACCGTGAAGGTATCCGTGAGCTTATCGTGGGACTCCTCGGTGTAGAAATTGGGATACGCCAAGTCCTTCCCGAGGCGGTTACAGGTCAGAATACCGTGGTTGTTACTCTCCACGATAATCTTAGCCTCATTGTAAAGCATCCCGAGGTGATAGAGGACCGTAGCGAAATGGTCAGGGTGTACATGTGCCCTATAGGTGGCCACCTGTTCCTTACGGCTGTTGAGTACCTGTGCAACGCTATAGTCACCACTCTTGATGCCCATAGCAACGTCAGCACCGATGTAATAGGTTTCTCCGGGATCATGTGGGAAGTAACACGTCAGTTCACCGCGAGCCCCCTTCTCCCAAGTCTCTCCTACAAGGTTCATCTTGGTAACCGGAGACACGGCATCAGCCATCATGTCTGTAAGCTGTTGCAGATTGAACACAGGGGAGCCTGATGTAATAAAGGCTTCCTCAGGGGTCAATGGATACTCTTGCTGAAATAACTCAAGGCCACTCTGGGCAACCTTGATACGCCTAAACATTAGCTGTTCATCGTCAAGCCCGTGCTGGGCGACTATCTTCTCCTCCTCAGGTGTCCTCTCGAAACTTGCGGGTACAGACTCCCTATACTCAGGCATCCAGAACCATGGGAGGAACACAGGCATGAACCCGTTCTCCCCATTAACGGCACCTGTCCACATGTCGTAAAAGAGACCCGAGAGACCGTTAGCGGTTGACTCAATGAACACAGCAGTCCCATCAGCGTTAGGGATTGCCTGCATCAAGCCGTTAAAGTTCTCCTTGGCGACACCCTTGGGCCAGAACGCCAACTCACTACAATGAGCCTGTGTCAGCGTCTCAGCGCGTCCAATGCCATCACCACCTGCTGTAGCAACCATGTAGCTGCTATCAAGTGCCCCAAAGGACAACTCTTTACGTGAGCTATACTTGGTGGACGGCTTAAGGATTTCGGGGGTGTTGTCGTAGTATCGCTTGGTCAAGTCAAATAGAGTTTGCGTTGAGTCGGCCTTGTGTGTCACCACAATGGCCTTCTGTGCGGTATGCTGGGATACCCACCAGTACAGCCACCCACCGATGACCGTACTGATGCCCATCTGTCTTCCCTTGAGGCAGACAATACGAACTTTTCCCTCTGTGGCTATCTGGTTATTGATAGCCTCCAAGAGCTTTATCTGTCCCTGGTTCAGACTGAAGGGGGCGATTTCGCCTTTCTTGGTTCTAATCTTCAAGGCGTGAGTAGCGTAGAACTCAAAGTCCTCAAACAGCTTTCGCCTCACCTCCATCATCTCAGGGGTCATGATTATTCCTTCTTGGTAATCAACGCAGCCAGGAAGTCCTCAGCCTTGTTGACGGTCACTTCCTGTTTACTCATGGGCTTGGCCTTGGTGTACTCCAGGACCAGTTTAGCAGCACTCAGTTTCTCACGGAGCGGCTGGGTATCATTACGAACCACAGCAATGGCGAACTTCAGCGCCTCATTACCAAGTTCTTCCTCAGTGGTCATTCCTTGCTCAACCATCGTGTTCAAGATCCTTTCTGCCTCTTCACGGGCCTTGGCCCAGGCTTCATCTGATTGCTTCTTAGTCACCCCATCAGGTTGCCCTGACCGCGTGATCCTATTCATTGACCGGACCATTGCGCTCTTAAGGCCCCCCAGTCTCATCTTCTCAAGGACCTCAGGGGTCCTCCCGTTCTTGAGGACGTTCGGGTGGCGTGCCTGTCTCATGTCCTTGGGTTTCCCGGTCTTGTACGAGATACCCTTACCTATGAGGCTCTGGGGTCTGTGCTTTGGTCTCTCGGGTTCCACTGGTAACTCCGGGGGCTTCTCAGGCTGAGGAACCTCCACGGGTTTCCTGCGGGATTTCAGCCGGGCAGCCCTCGGGAGGCTGTAAAGGAACTCAGGGTCCTTAAACAGCCTCTCAAGGTCTTCATCTTTCATATGTCCCTCATGTGGGAGGTTAAGGACGTGGTTCAGGCTTTCCGAACTCCGTAAGGGGCTCCAGTGCGGCCTTAGCGGCTGCCCTGTCTGCTACTGGGAGCGACTTCAGGTAGGACGCCAGGGTGACCTTCCGTACCGCCTTGGTCTGCCCTACGAGGGTAGCAGCAAGTGCCTTGATGCCATCCGGGTAGTTCCCGTTCACTACCCGCTCATAGGATACCGTTTCACGGGCCTGGGAGCCCTGTGCAGCGGCCTCATAGGCGAGAGGGTTACGGATGTGGGCACGGGCCTTGAGAGCGTCCACAGGGCTTCCTACAGGCTCCTTGGGGCCATGGGCTTTCTTGAGGTTCTCCTGGGACGCTTGGACGTTCTGAGGGCTCCACTTATCGTCCTGCTTGAGGACACCTTCGTGGACCAACTCAGTCAGACGGTTACTCAGGGTAAGGCCCTGTTTGCCCTCCATGAGGTCCCTCGGGTTATCGTGGAAGGCATCAATCACCTCCTGACCGATGGTTCCCCGCCTGAGGAGTTCCTGGAGACCCTTATCGACTTCCTTAGGCTTCAGGCCTATCTGTTCGTGAAGGATCTTATCGAACCCGCCAGGTGCCACGATATCCTTAGCGCGGAGGTCCGAACGGGACTTCTTAAATTCAGCCTCAAGGCCCTGTATGCGCCTCTTCTCGGTATCCGCCTTGGACTGGGCAGACGCCTTAACGTCCTTGATCCCCTGGACCGTATCGGAGACCTGGAGGCCCATGGCATCAGCCACACGCTTCCGGCTTTCAGCCCTACGGAGAACATCAGGCTTCTGGAGACCTAGGGCACGGTCCCAGGCTCTACCTGTATGCTTACCGATGGCAGTACCAACCATACCAGCGCCTATGCCCACAGGACCCGCAGCGCCAAAGCCAATAGCGGCCATGACAGGACCACCCAGCTTGGTACCCACGCCCTCAAAGAACCCCTTTTTATTCTTCTTGAAGGCACTGAAGGAGGCCGTATTGAGATCCCTGAGGGAGTTCAGGAGGGTCTCCGTGGTCTGATCATCCAGCCCCAGGTGCCGTACCTTATCCATCTCGGTATCGAAGTAACCCACATCCCCACCGTCCGTCCCGGGCTCCCGGTTATGACGCTTGGCAACGCTAATAGCGGTCTTGATGATGTCCGCCTGACTCTTGTCCAGGACACCAGCGTCCTTGTAGGCAGCCGCTACGTCCTTCAGGTTCGTCTCAAGATCATCCACAACGGACTTGAAGATCACGTCGGGGTCCTGGGCGTTCTTGGACCCGAAGTTCTCGGCAGCCGCGGCCCTGTCCTCATAGAGCTTCTGGGTCCTGAGGTAGGAGGCCTCCTGTTCAGGGTTGGCTTCCATGTCCGCCTTGGTCCCACGGTCCCTGATGGCCTGACCAACAGCCACGGGGGCGTTAGCGACCTTACCAGCGACATGGGCGCTACCAGCCGTGCCACCGCCGATGATAGCACCGCCAAGAGCGGTCTCGGGGTCAACCTGAACACCTACGTCAGTCCCGGCTGTACTGCCAACCTGTTCCGTGACGTTCTGGACGCCCTCAGTGGCTAACTCCCGTCCTGTGTTCTGGACAAGGCTACCGCCCTTAAAGAGCTTCCCGGCCCCGAAGGTATCCAGGGCACCCGAGACACCAGCGGTAGCCATAGCGGCTTGCCAGTCCTCAGCGTTAGGCTCCTCACGTCCGTTGTTCTTGGCACGTTCAAGGGCCACAGGTCCGAGGGTCTGGAGAGCACTGAAGGCCGTGGGGGCCGCAATAGCACCGATAGCCCCGCCCACAGGACCCGCCACAGCGGTACCAAGGGCAGCACCTCCAGCACGGGTAACCACCTGACCCGCAAGGTTACCACCCTGTTCCACCACGGCCCGTGGGAGTTCAGACCAGTTAAAGCCTTTCTCCCCCTTGGCTATGAAGGCCTCAGAGGCAGGAGCGTAGTTTTCAGGGGCTTCTGTCAGGTTCTTGAGCGTGGAGCCAACCCCTGTATACCCGAGGGCATCAGCGGTTTTACCTAGGTTCTCCAAGGGGGCATCAATGCCGTACTGGAAGGCGCTACCGAAGGAGGTGTCAGGGGCCTTGGAGGAAGCACCACGCCCAGAAATCTCCTCAATGATCTTGTGTTGTTCTTCGGGTGCAAGAGAGGTGAAGCTGTCTTCAAGCTCCACCCGTCCCACCCCATCGATTTCAATCGTGGGCATGATGATCCTTTCGGTTAAATCAGTTCACAATACGGTATTTCACTCCGCTACCCGTGGCGTTCCATCCGTCACCGGAGGAGGCCGCGGCGGGAGCCCTGGAGTCACCCTGAGGAACCTCGACACCCTTACGGGCAGCAGCGGCCTCAATACGGCTACGGGCGTCCTTAAGCCACACCTGCCAACGCTCCGGGGAATCGTCAGGCTTAGGCTGCCCCTTCTTGAGAAAATCGATATCATTGTTGGACAGGGGCTTGAGTTTCTCAGCGGCCTTCACGATCTCACCGTTAAGGAAGTCGTCAAGCTGTCTCCGCTTGTCCTCCTGCTTCATGTCCCCGCCAAGGAACCCAGGAGCGTACTTGTCATAGGCGCGTCCCAGGTCAGAGCCCGCAACAGGACCCACAACACCCTTTTCCCCGACGATCCTAGACATTTCATCGAACTTGGAGAGAGTGGCCTTGATGTCGAACTCTTCGCCGGGGGTGGCGGTCTGTTCGTCCATCTTGCGGAACTCAGGGCCATTAGGACCGTCGCGGAAGAACTCCCCAGGCTTACCGGGAATAGCCTTCCACTCATCAGCCTTGGAGGAGTTTGCGGTTAGGGACTTGTACCGCTCAATAAGCGCCCTCTGTTGCTCAGTCTGGAGGCCTATCTGTTGACGCTTGAAGTCGTTAAGCTGTGCGGCCTCATTGGCATCTGCCACCCCAGCGGCACCACGGGCCAGACCGTCATTGAAGTCCTTACCGGACAACATCCCAGCACCAAAGCGTAACAGGGCATCAGGGTTGCTCTGGGCGAACCCTTGCAGGGGTGCGACAGCCCCTGGTACCATATCACGTCGGTTCCCTGTGATCCCCTGCATGACCTGAGACAGGACTGGTAGTTCCTCAGGCTCCTGCGGGGGTGAGAGGGCTCCCTGACCAACATGGGACTGCATCGGGTAGTTGAGTGCCCCCACGTTCACCGCTGGGACGGGGGGTTGACGGGTACCGGCCTCTTGAGCCAGCGCCGCCTGAAGTTCTTCCTCGGGGGTCATGGCCTTCGGGCCTCCCATCTTTGTCTCTAGGATTGAGCGGACCTGATCGGTTGTCTTCCCCCTCAGGTACGGGTTGGCTTGAATAGCAGCCCCCGAGAGCACCTTGTCTATAGGTGTCCCTGGAGGTGCCTGACGGATCTTAGTATAACCCCCAGCCCCGAAGTGATGAGCCCCATACAGGTCAGCATCAGTCAGGTCAGGGCCTAGTGTCTTGGTGAGGATTCCACGGTTGTCCTCAGTAAACGCCTGCATGGCTATTTCCTGCTGGGAGGGGTCCTTGATCCCATCAACAGTCAAACCAAGGTGAGGCTTACGGGTTATCAGGTCAGCCCATGTCGAAGGGAGGAACTGGTATTTACCCGTGGCACCTGAGGCAGGGTTATAGAGGTTCTTACCGTTGGAACTCTCAGCCTGTGCGGCCTTGATGAAGAAACTCATGGTCAGAACCGCCTACCAGTGGGGTCCTGATATTGCCCGTAAAGACCCAAACCCGTTGAAGCGCCTCCAACGGCACCCTGAAGGGCACCCATGAAACCGCCGCCTGTCTTAGGGGCCGTGGCGGTAGACGTGCCGCCCCAGTTATTACCACCGATAACACTGTAGTATCGAGCCAACAGGTCATTAGCGCGGGTGTCCTGACCCTGCCACTGCATGAGTGTGGCATCCAACTGACCCTGTTGGTCAGCCTGGAGGACCCCACCGGCCTGGAGGTTGGCGTTCTGGTTCCCTAGTGCCATGCCGTTACCGACCTGGGCAGCATCAAGGCCCAACTGACCACTCTGGAGAAGCTGGGCGTTACCGTTGACACGGGCCTGAGTGTCAAACTGGCGTTGATCCTCACCAAAGCCCATGGAGGACGTACCGGCCTGAAGGCCTTGACCAACCATACCCGAGAACTGGTTACCAGCCGAGAGGGTCCCCTGGAGGTTCGTTCCACGGGCCTGTTCGGCCAACCCAAGGCCGTTCTGGTAGGCAGCCGAACGCATATCAGCCGAGGTCCGTGCGATCTGGTCCGCAGTTCCCTGACGCATGACAGCTTCAGCGGCACCCGCACGGGAGCTATTGAGGTTACCGCCCGCGCTTGCCTGATTGTTCAGGCCCACGAGGTTACGCCCAAGGGCCGTAACGGCATCATTACCAGCGGCGTCAATCTGGGACTGAAGGTAGGGGTTGTTAGCGTACTGACCGGCAGCCTGGATGTTACCCTGTGTCGGATCACTGGAGGCCATACCAAGGGCACCGTTGGTGGCTCCAACAGCGGACCCCAACTGACCCATACCACCCAAGGCCGTCCCGTTAACACCGTTGATAACAGCACCGTTAGCACCCGAGGTCACCCCGAAGTTACCGTTAGCGAAGTTCTGGGCGTTCTGACCGGCCATCGTGGCGTTACCCATGGACCCCAGGGCAGCCCCCGAGGCACCATTGACCAACTGACCACCCATACCGCCTGTCCAGTCCTGGGTTCCCTGAATGGCCCCCTGCTGAACACCATTGAGACCTGCGTAAAGGTCACCCTGGAAGTACGGGGTGCCCTTCTGGTTGTTGTAGATACCCTGTGCCGCGCTGAAGGCCTCCTTGAGGTAGGGGGTCTGTTCGGCCCAAGGGGCGTTTGTCTGTGTGGTGGTCCCGCCACCCTTGCTTTTGGAGCCACCGATGGCACCCAGGAGGGCACCACCCCCCGCGATTGCCGCACCAATACCCATTATCTAACTCCTTCCGTGTTTGTAGAGGTCCAGGGGGACCCCGTTGGTCCCTGTAAATGTCGTGACGTAATGGAACCCAAACATACGGCACCATTTTTCGTGTTTTTTGTCTCCCGGCTCGTGTAGGGCATAGATAGGCTCCCCATGAAGGCAAACCAAAGCGTCCCATTGTTCCAGAAGCCTCTTGGCTACCTTCAGGGACCACTTCCGAACATCACAATGACCGAAGGTGAACCCCCCATAACGCTCAAAATAGACTGTGTATTCATCTCTGATGAGCACAGGTGTTTTCACAACGCCACCCACGTCCCGTTTTTGTAGGTCACCCAGACATTCCCGATGTTCAGGGGGTCCCAGGGTGCCTTGGCGTACCGAATCATCCCTTCCATCGGGTCAGTAGGAGGCGCATACGCCGCCTGAGGGAGGCCCTTGAGGATGTCCTGAAGGGTCTC